CCTGCTATGTCCAGGGTCACTATCATACAAAATATGGAATATCTTATTGGGGTAATCCTGAATCATTATTATGGGCAATGCAAGTAGGATGTCTTATTGATAAAGACTCTATGGCATTTGCATATGATAAAGTATTCAAAGATAGACCCATTATTGGTTGCGGTATCATTATAAATAGTCAACCAAAATTATTACCAATGGTCTTGTCAAAAGGTGGAAGTTGGAATAAAGTCATTCCTTAGTGAAAGAAATTGATAAACAAGAGGGTGGGGATCATTATAGAAATATGGTGATTCAACCAATTGAGTTCATACTCGCAAATAATATACCACATTGCGAGGCTTGCATTATCAAGTATGTTACTCGATGGCGCAAGAAAAACGGTATAGAAGATTTAAGAAAGGCAAGGCACTACATTGACATCCTCATTGAAAATAAAATCAGAAACTCATGAACCATATATGTATCAACCACAAAATAATAGAAGACCAGGCGTAACTAGAAATTTAGAACTCAATAATCAGATGCACTATGTGCAAGTTGAATATGAAAATGATTTGCCTAGAGTAATTATGATATGGAGTAAATCAAAATACGGAACTACATATCCAGATCTAATGCACAGAATTGGTATGTACATGACTAAAGAATTACAACTATATAAAAATCCAACAGAAGCACTTGAATCAATAGCAAGTCAAGTACCAAGAAGAACAACAGGTGAAGCTACAACTATTGATGGTCTTATTGCGGATGAACTATTGAAAGATATTCATTTTGGAATCAATTAAAAAAAGAATTAAAGATCATGAAGGCTTTCGTGATACAGCCTATAATGACAGTCTTGGTATACCTACTATAGGTTGGGGGCATATGATCTTACCAGAAGATAACATTCAGATGGGTGTTAAGTACTCTGTGGATCATTTAAGTGAGATATTTGATAAAGACTTTGAAATCGCTCTTAACGCTGCAAAACAGCTTATAGAGAAGCATATACCAAATTTGTATACCCAAGGCTTAGATCAGGGTGATATAGAGCAAATTCAGGGTGTTTTGATCGAAATGCTCTTTCAAATGGGCTACCCTAGGGTATCTAAATTTAAAAAAACACTAAAAGCACTAGATGACGGTGATTTTAAAACTGCTGCGGATGAAATGTTAGATTCTAGATGGCACAAACAAACACCTGCTAGAGCAATTGAACTATCTACAATCATAAGGAATATTTAAATGTTACAAATGTTAATCAAGCCCCTTTTAGGAGTGGCTAGTGATGCTATTGGTGGGTATGTTGAAACTCGTAAAGCCAAGGCAGAACAAAAGCTAACTGCTATAAAAGCAGAAACAGAGATAAAAAAGAAACAGATTGCAGGAGAAATAGACTGGGATGTTGAAGCTATCAAAGGTAGCAGAGAATCCTGGAAAGACGAGTACCTCACTATATTATTTTCAATCCCTCTGTTGCTCTGCTTTTTACCGTTTACTGTAGAGTATGTTGAAAGAGGTTTCGCAGCTCTGGCTATGACTCCTGACTGGTACAAATACACCTTGGGCGTGATCGTATCAGCGTCATTTGGAATCCGTGGGGCTACTAAATTCTTTGGTAAGAAATGATCTGGATAATAACAGCTATGCTGTGGCACGTTGATGTTAATGGACCATCTTACAGTACATATTCTGAACAGACGTTCAGTAGTAAAGTTGAGTGTTTAGACTATGTATTCTGGAACAAAGCAGATTTAGTTTATAAACTTGCAGAAACACACGGTGAAAGAGATGGTAAAAATTTAAGAACATGGGCTTTTTTCTGTGAGGGTAAAGCATTAGAGGAAGTATGAAAATATCAGATAACACATCTGTGTCTATGCCTATGCGTAACTTGCTTAGTATCGTAGGAGCTTGTATTGTAGGAGCGTGGTTTGGATTTGGAGTAATTGAAAGATTAAACATTATTGAAACTGAGCTTCAATTAATGCAGCAGGACCTGCTTGAAGCATCCACACAAAAGCCTATAGACCAGGAACAATTTATGTTGTTGGAGTTCCTCTCTAAGGAACAAGACAAATTAAAAGAAAAGGTGGAAGCTGAAGTACCTAACATTAAAAAAAATGACATGACTATACAGTTTCATGAAGAAAGAATAATAGATTTAGAGGAAAAAAACGGATATCATGATTGAAGTAGTATTTGCTATATTAATGATACAGAATGGAAAGGTTATTGAATATGTCCCTACAAGCGGTATGGCTGACTGCCTTGAACAGAAACGCATTGTTACAAGACAAATCGGTGAGGGTCAGGAAGGCATATCTATGTCCTGCCAACAAGTCAAAGCAGAAATCGAAATCGACATGGGTGATCGTAAACGAATCATTAAAATCTTAGACTAAGCGAAAACCAATACCTTGTTAACTCATAATATGCATTCGGATTTACATGGTTCTCTATTGGCGATCTTCCTTACACCAGGATCCTTAGTCAGACAATACTGT